TTGGAGAAGGCAGTTGCTCCTGCTGTTGGGCAGTGGCAACTGCCAATCGCCCGAAGGCGATCCTTCTCCACCGGTTACCCGGCGGGGTGGTGGCGGTTTCCCGCCACCATCACAGTGGGGACCAAGAGGTTTTTACCCTCTTGGACCCCAAGTCGGTGAGGACACGGGGTTCGCGGAGCTTGCCAGCTTCGCTACAAGAGTTATACCAATCGAATAACCGGATACTTTCGTATTCCGGGTCATCGCGCGGCGTAACCTTCCCTACCGTGACGCCAACGTTCCGAATTTCAGGACGTTGATAATCACGATTATACCTAACAAATGAGTTAGGAAAGTATGTGTGGATACCAATCGTAGGTCGATATGTGCTAAGTAACGCTTGCGTTACCAAGTCATCATCAGACAACGTATAGGTAGGCCTAGCATACTGGGGGAGCTTGTAGACGGCGGCATGAAGCCACCGCCGAACACCCATGTACCCGTAGCGGCGCGCCATATTGATGGCGTCGACCATACGAGGTATGCCCTCAGGTTCATGACACGTGACATACGTGCCGTGAAACCAACGAGACAGTTTCCATGGAGTGACATAGTCACCACCACGGTACTCAGCTCCACAGGACTCGCGGTAAGTGTTAACAGATTCATCTGTAAAACTCTTATCTCGATTTACCTGAAAGCCAAGAGCTGTCAAGTTGTGGACGAGAGCGTCAACGAAACGAGTTTCGATGACAATGTCGTCCCCATACACATGGTAGCGAGAGCGACCACGTGTATCCGACGAGGAACTCACCGTGTATTCGCATACCAGTGAGAAAACTAAGCATTCCACGGGAAAGCATAAAGCTGAACCCATGGTTGCAAATTTTCTCAAGGCCACGCATTCTCCACTTGGTAATTCTACGCTACGCGATCGCGTCGCGTAGAGCCAAGGTAGAAGAGGCGTGTTTGCGAACACCCGCTTCACGAGGGACCAAAGTACCGTATCAGATGCGGCACTCAAGTCGATAGTAGAGTAGCTACCGAAGTAACTTCCCTGCTTGCATAATTCACGATTACGGCCAGGATCACGGAGAGTGATGTGGCTTTTAATCGCGGGATTATGCTCAAAGTGGTCTATAAGACTGCGGAAGACCATTTGCTGGAAATACTGCAGAGATGCAGGTTCCATGCAGATCGTCCGCTTCTTAAGAACCGTTTTCGGAACTAATTGAAGTTTCGAAGTACGGACAAGCCCATCCTTATCGAATGGCACGTAATCCTCGATGTCTAACCCTTGGTGGGCAAAGACATATCGGAGCATGCTATCGGTTGAGATGGACTTCCACTTGAGAAGGACTTGTTTAGACGACCCTTCATACGTGGCGCCATTACCATGACATGGTCGGTGAGTTATTGAAAACTCACTCAACCAACGCCGGGCAATAGCGTTCATCGCACTCGGGATCGACCAATCAAGAACTTCAGTCG